TTCCTACCAATGACTTTAATGACTTCGTTGCTAAGAAGTATGGTAGTATAGAGGTTGCAATGTCTAAGATCGTCAACTTCCGCAACAACTGGTATGATGATCCCGATGACATCGACGTTCGCACCTTTAACGAGCTAGACTTCATTTCACAGCGTTATTACACAGCCGTTTACAACAACGGTCGAATTGCAGCCTATCAGAGAAAGAAGGTTGATAACGTCCGCAACACTAACAAGATCATTGCTTACGATGTTCAGAATGTGGTTGGCACCTTCTTACATGATGAGATCATTATCATCAAGATCTCTGAGGGTTTGTTAGGATCGGCTCAAATTATCAACGCTAGTGACAGTGTTATTCGTGTTCAACATGCTATGAACAACGTCACTGGCACATTGATTAATGCAGCCATCTATGGAACACAAAGTCATTCGACCGCTGAGATCACAGCTTACACTGTGGTGAGAACAGTCATTGACTCGGCTGAGGCTAGATTTTGGTCACCTGTTACTGCTTATGACATGGAAAATGAGATTAATCAGCAGAACAAGACCATTAAGGTTATGGACCGTTCTTATTCATTGCAAACATCTAGACAATTGACAAACTTACTTGAGGGTGGCTAAACGTGGGACCTACATCAGTACAGCCTGGTGACGTACAAGTTAATTCATTAAAGATCACATCTCCTCGAGGGTCATTAGACCTTACTAAGAGCTTTGTTACTGCATCGGTCTATGAGAGTTTAATGACTCCAGGCATCATGGCTAGCATCACTGTGAATGACACTGATGATCAGATCGGTGCATTGAAGATGGTGGGTGATGAGATGGTTGAATTTGACTTCGGACCTCCAGGTGGCACCATTGCTAGTTACAAGTTTAGTTTGAACAAGCCAGAAACCACAAAGCCACAAGGTGCTATGAAGTCCAAGGCTTACGTATTGCAGTGTGTTTCTGAAGAGGCTTTGCATGCCAAGGCGAACATCATCCAAAAGAGTTATAAAGGCAAGCAGATCAGTGACATTGTGAAGGACATTCACAAGAACTACATGAAGAGTAGTAAGAAGCTTGAGGTGGAAGACACCAAGGGTGGACAGGACATATTGGGTCAGAATGACAAGCCATTCGCCTTTGCTGACATGGTTAGAAGAAGAGCTGTTTCTAGCGATAACAAGTCGTCTAGCTATGTGTTTTTTGAGAACCGCGATGGCTTTCAGTTTGTTACTATAGAGAAGTTGTTTAAGGGTGAGGTTATCAAAGAGTTCAAGATGGAAAACACTGTGGGTCATAGTATCAACAGTGTCACAGATACCAACATTATTGGCTATGAAGTACCAAAGACCTTCAGTGCTAGCACACGTATTGCTTCGGGTGGCTTAGGTGCTGATACTGCAACGTTCGACTATGAGACTAATTCATACAAGGTGAAGCAGGTTAAGCCCGATAAGATGACCACTGGTGGTAAGGGTGATTGGAACAGTGACGCATTTAAGGCTAAGTTCGGATCAAGTCCTGGTCAAAGATACATTCACCCCTATGACAACAGACTAGCACAAACTTATGTACCTGAGACTACACATAATCAGGTTGCATTCGCGGGTAAGCTTGAACAGAATACCATCAAGCTACGTGTCAATGGTGACACTGCATTGCAAGCGGGTAAGTTAATTAAAGCCAATATACCTAACTTTGTCAGCACTACGGGCAATAACACTGGCGAGTCGCAGATCGAAGGCAACTTCTTGATCACTCGCCTACGTCACTTCATTGCTGGTGCTGGTGAGAAACCACGTTATACATGCATCTTAGAATGCGTAAAGGGTGATCCAGAGAAATGACAGATAGAGCGTTAGGTAGACAACAAACCAACGAATGGTATGGTGTTGTTGTTAATGTTCAAGATCCACTAAAGTCAGGACGTGTGCAAGTACGTATCCATGGCTTACACGATGACAAGACTAAGATCCCAGACAAAGACCTACCATGGGCTAAAGTGCCAGTTCCTGCGGGTGGTGGCTTTGGAACGTCACTTGGTGGTAAAGGCGGTTCACCTACTGGGCTTGTTGTTGGTACTACACTAAGTGGTATCTTTGCAGATGGCGACCGTCATATCCCCATTGCTTACTGGTCATACCCAAAGGCTGGTGATGTTAAAGAAGGTGCTACACAAAACGGTAAGCCACAAATTGACACTAGTAAGGGTGATGTGCCCCATGGTGCCAGAGAATTAGACATTAATGCTGCATTAGGCGGCAAGAATGTCATTGCTGACGTTGCACTAAAAGGCGCTAAGTCTGCAATACTTTCAGCGGGTGTTGGCGCAATACAAGGTGTTACTCCAGGTATTATCAATCATCTACTAAAGGTCGATCCTTCTAACATGAGTGGATCGATCAAGGGTGCACTGACTGGCGTTAAAGGACTGCAAGACATTGTGGCTGCAACTAGCGCCAAAGGCTTGGCTAATCTTGCTGGTGCAGCTATGCATGGTGGCTTGACTGGACTCATTGGTCAGTTTGGCTCTGGGGCTGTTCTTGGTGTACTAAAGGGAGCTATTGCTGGTGGTGACTTATCACCACTTGCCACTCGCGCACTTAATGTTGCAGTTAGCGGCATGCTTAGTGGTGCACCTCCTGCTTATGTTGCGGCGCAAGCCCAAACACTTGCTGTTGGTGCTGCACTTAATGTTGCTGGTAATATTGGCGGTGCGGTGGCTGACACTGTGGCTGACACTGTGGGCGGTGTGGCAGGAGATGTTCTTGGTGCTGCTGCTGGTTCAGCCGCTGGCTCTGCTGCTGCTAGTTTGCTCACTGGTTCTAGTCTTAAAACAGCTGCCACTAATGCTGTTACTGGCGCAGCGATAAGTACAGCTACCTCACTACTCTCATCTGCGGGTCCACAGCTTGCTTCTGGTATGATCTCACAGTTTGCTGGTGGTGGTCTCAATCCCGCTTCGTTAACTTCTGCCCTCAATGGCATCGCAGGAGGCGCTGCTAACGCAGCGTTAAGTGCTGTCTTGGGAGGTGGTCTCGGAAATATGCTCGGTCTTGCTAAGTCACTATTAGGTGGAGCTATTGGTGGTCTAATCAATGGTGCAGTTAATGATCTTACTAAGACAGTGCTAGACGCTGGTAAGATTACTGATACAATGAAGGAAGCCACTGCAAGTAAAGCTGTTGCAAAAGCAAAGAAAGCTAAAGCTAAAGAAGCTTCTATTCCACTACCTCCTCCACGACCAAAAGATCCCGCTCCAGCACAAACAGAAGAACGCCCAACATACGACGCTATGGGTAATGTTACTGGTTTCGAAACAGTACCAAAACAAAATTCAGACACTGGCGAAGCTGCAACGCCACCTGGTCCTTCTTCTGCTGAAGTACCACTATCTGATGCAGCAAAGGCAACAGTAGAAAAAACACTAGGTGCAACTTCAGTCAATGATTGGGGTCAGGCGTTTGGTGGTGGTTTCGGTCTATCAGGCTAAGGAAATAATATGGCAAATCCAAGTGATGCAAAAACAAGAGCTCCTGGCAGTGTTTATAAGTCAAAGTATCCTCTAAACAGCCAGTTTACTACTCGCTCTGGTCATGAGATGTCTTTCGATGACACTCCAGGTGCAGAACGTATTCGTATTGCTCATAAGTCAGGTACTTTCACAGAAGTTACATCTGATGGTCGTAAAGTAGAGATGACTGTCGGCAATGAGCATAAATATAGTAAGCAGAATTTTACTGTCACTGTTGATCAAAATGGTGACTTTGTTTTCGGTGGTAATTTTAGATTAGTTGTTAATGCTGATGCACACATAGAAGTCAATGGTACAGCTAGTGTGGTAGTAGGTGGTGATCTCTCGGCTCTTGTCAATGGTAGTATGGACGTTCATACAGAAGGCGATTTACATGCCACTGTTTCGGGCGATCTTGCTGCAGTTGTTGATGGTAGTATCAATGCAAGTGCTGGTAAAGATCTAACTGCTACTATTGCTGGTAATATGATTGCTGCTGTTGCGGGCGACTCTTATGAGAATATCCAAGGCAGTAAAGCTTTGGCCATTGACGGTGATTTTAGTATTACTGCTGGTGGTCAAATTAGAATGGATTCTGGTGATTCTACCTTTATTACAGCTGGTGATGCGGTACAGATTAACGGTGATGGTTCTAATCCTTCGTTTATCTTTGCTCGTGGTTCGGGTAAATCTGGTGTATTTTCTAATAGCAACGATGTTGTTATTGGTGCAGGTGGTACAATCTATACCAAGTCCGATGGTGGTACACAGCTTGAAGCTTCTGGATTGGTACCTCCAGTTGGTAAAAAAGTTCCAGGATAAAATAAAGGCAAACGATGGCACGTGCAGATTTATACACCCAAACGCAGAAAAAGCAGGAATACTTTTCCGACTTTCTTACCGATTTCGAGAAACATCCAGTAACCTCTGGGCTTGGGCGTGTCATCAACGAAAACTCGGTAAGCCAAGCTATTCGTAATCTTGTATTAACAAACCTTGGCGAAAGACTGTTTAATTCACAAATCGGTAGTGAAGTAAACAAGTCTCTATTTGAACCATTCGGACGCTTTGCTGCAGAAGACCTTAAGAACTATATCATCAATTGCATTAGTCAAAACGAAAAGCGTTGTGTTCTACAGAATGTTAAAGTGTATCCTTCTGAAGAACAAAATGCATATGCAGTCAACATCGTTTTTTCTGTGATAAATAATCCAGAACCAATTACACTAGATTTTATCCTTAGAAGAGTAAGATAATGGCGGCAAATAGCTCAGTAAGTCTCGTATCTCTAGATCATGATACACTTAAAGCAGAACTGAAGAACTTTCTAAAGACTCAGTCAGCTTTTCGCGACTATGACTATGAAGGCTCGAATATGAACGTCCTTCTCGACGTTCTTGCATATAATACTTTCCAAAATGCATTCTACCTTAATATGATGGGCAGTGAGATGTTCATGGATAGCGCTCAGATGCGCGATTCAGTCGTTTCACATGCTAAAGACTTAAACTATCTTCCACGTTCAATGAAGTCTTCAGTAGCTACTGTAAATGCATACTTTACTACTGTCAATAACATGAAGGGTCTATTGCAAATTCCGAAAGGCACACAGTTTAGTGGTATCAATGATCTAGGCAGCTACGTATTTACTACTGACAAGACCTATACATACTCTTCTTCGAATGGTTACTTCGCTGTAGAAGATCTCAAGTTGTATGAAGGTACTTACTCAGAAGATTCGTACTTGATGGACTATACTAACGAAGCTCAGCAGTTTCTGCTTACTGATAGTACAATCGATACTGATAGCCTTTCTGTATACGTATATGAGAATGATGGCGCTGATGTTAACGAATTTACTCGCGCTTCTAATCTCTATGGCTTGACTAGTACTTCGAATATTTACTTCTTGCAGGCAACTACAAAGGGTCGTTATGAAGTATTGTTCGGTGATAATCAGTTTGGTCGTCGCCCACTAAACAATGCTACTATTGTGTTTCAGTATCGCGTATGTAGCGGTGCAAGTGGAGACAATGTAAAAACTATTGCTTGTGATCAGCAAGGCACTATAGAACAAATCAACGGTTATGGTATCAGTGATTTGACAATCACTACTGTTGTGCCTTCTATTGGTGGCGCAGATGCTGAATCGATCGAACGTATTCGTTATAACGCACCTCGTCACTATCAAACTCAAGATCGTGCTATCACTACTAACGATTACAAGAACTTGATTCTAGAAAATTATCCAGAAATTAACTCTGTTAACGTATTCGGTGGCGAAGACATTACTGGCTCTATTGAATACGGCAGCGTCTATATTTCGACAACAACATTCAATGGTTCGCCAATCTCTACTCCACGCAAGAACGATATTCTCGATTTCTTGAATGAACGCTCTGCTATTGGTATCTCAACTAAGATTATCGATCCTGACTATATTTACGTATTCGGTCAAATGGACGTTAATGTCGACTTGACTCAAACTAAACTGACAGCTGCGCAGCTTACTACTGCAGTAATCAATGGTATCAATACATACAACGATGATACTTTGAAACAATTCGGTTCTGTTTATCGTAACTCGAGATTAATTTCTGCACTCGAAGCTATCGATCCTTCAATTCAAAGCGTAGTTTTCCAGCCTACATTAAAGAAAATCGTTTCACCACCACTTAATGTTTCTTCTGCCATTAGCGTTAACTTCAATAATAATGAGCTAGTTCCATCCAATATTATTTCTAGCCAATTCATGATTGGTTCAAAAACTTATGTATTGACCGACTATAACCCAAATAACAACACATTCGGATTGGGTGGCACACCTACTACGTTCTATATTACAAATAGCTCTTCTACAATTTATCTAAAAGAAATTTCAACTGAAAACGTACAAAACTATACTGCGATTCCAAATGCTATCAACTATACTAAAGGTACGATTGACGTGCAAGGTTTGCAAATCAGCAGCTTCTTGGAAAAATCTGGTATTGAATTTTATGTAACACCATATTATGATGACATCTTTGCTATTAAAAATGACGTCATAGAAATGGATGTAAACAATATTAACATTACCATCTATAAAGATAACGTCAAGCCGATTGTTGCTCAATGATAGATAAATTTATTTCACCATTAATTGCTAGTCAGTTCCCTCAGTTCTATCAGTCTGAGGGTCCGAACTTCATTGCATTCGTCAAAGCTTATTATGAGTGGATGGAGCAAGAAGGACTAACACTTAGTGGTAACGTAATCAACAAAGCACGTAGCTTACCAGAATACTTGGATATCGATACTACACTCGAAGAATTCATCGTTTTCTTCAAGAAAAAGTACATCAACGATCTCCCAGAAACTATTATAACCGACAAAAGGTTTTTAGTCAAGCATATTCTTGATCTTTATAGAGCAAAAGGTACTCCTCGTGCATATGAATTGTTATTTCGTTTGTTGTTTAACGAAGAGATCGAATTCTATGTTCCTGGCAAATACATTTTAAAATCATCGAATGCTCAGTGGAATATTCCGAAGTATATCGAAGTATCTGACACGACATATTTCAAAGAGCTTGTTGGTCAAAGAATTCGTGGTTCTCGTGGCGAAGCGATGGCTGTTGTCGACGAGTATATCGAAACTGTTGTCAAGAATAAAATTGTTAACGTATTGAAACTTTCTAATCTAGAAGGTTCATTTGCTTATGGCGAACGTATCCTCTGCGATGCAGTTCCAGCAATTACTATCGATAATGCTCCATTGATTTTTGGTTCTTTATCATATATCAATATTGAAAACGGCGGCGCTGACTTTCAAGTTGGTGATGTTCTAGATGTATATGATGGCGGCATCAATGGTAAAGCAAGAGTATTAACAACTCGTAACGAAAACGGTAAAATCAAATTTAAATTAATTAATGGTGGATTTGGATTTACTATCAATCCAAACATCGTTGTTACTGGCGGATTTGGTACTGGCGCTAGATTCAAAGTTGGCGATCTTGTAAACAAAGAAATTATTAGTATCAATACTGACATCATCGATGATTATATTGGTAAACAATTAGAAGATCAAGCACAAGGTGTGACGATCGGTTATACTGGTATTACTAGTGGACCATGGGTTACTGGCAAATCTGTTTTGTCATATTTGAACACTCGAGTATTAGATGTAAAAGTTTTAACAGGTCCATTAGCCAATGGTGAAAGTCTTTCGAATAGTTCGTTAAATATTAGTAATCTTAAAGTACAATCTAGTCAACAAGACTATGTTCTCGTTAGCGGTAGTGGAATTGGTAATGCTAATTTGCAACCAGGGATTATTCTTGTAAGTAATACTTCTGGATCTTTGTTACAGTTAAATAATGCATCACCTACACAAAATGTTACTGGTACAGGCATCATTCAAACTGCTAATGGAACACATATACACGTTTATCAGCAGCTCGGTACATTTTTCTCAGGTCAATTAGTTGTTGCAAATAACGGAACTTCTGCTACATCTACTTCAGTCACAAGAAATACTGACTGGGGATTTCCAGCAGTTGCTATTCCAGATAGAGACAATTTAG